AAATGCTTGAACTGAATCTAAACATTTCACAGATTACAAAATAAGTCCTGAATCATGAGTGATTGAGGCAAGGAAAGGGGGAGAAAGAACCCAAGCTCTCGGCCCTAGGCGTTAGAAGCTCCACGAGGGTGGAAGCGGGCGAAAAGCGGTTGCCGCCGTAGGTTGAAAGCGGGCGTCCAAGAGTCCAAAACCGCGCCGTCCACAGTGGATGCTAGCGAACTAGACCTGCTGGAACCAGAGGAACCCCATGTCAAGCGCAGAGCGTCGGCGTGAAAGGGTGCAAGCCGGTTCTGCTCAGAGACCCACCCGTTGACCCTATCAGCACTAGCAGCACTGCCACTGCTGCGGGAGAGCGAGGTGGAGGAGGTGGTGTTGCTGGCAACCGGCTGGCCCCAACTGGAGCTGGCTATCGACGCGCTCTCGAGCTCAAGGCGGGCGGGGGTGGGACTCGAGGGGATGGCGTGGGCCAAGGGGGCCCGCACTTCCCGCCGCGGCGCGACCTGCGGCACAAACCTGCCGGAGTAGGCTGAGGTGTGCATGGCGCCCGGAGCGGAGAGGCGCGTGCCATTCCAGTCAACTAGCGTGGTCATCGGGGCCCCGATTGCACCGCGCGCTGCATCAGTGTCAGTGAAGCCGCCCTTGCGCAACGCTTGCTCGCGCACACCAATGAGATCGCTCTGCAACTGGCGGGTGGCCGCTACCTGCATCGCCAGCATTTCCTTGTCGTGGCGGAAGGAATTGGACTGGAGGGCTTGGTTGTACCCAAACTCCACGCTCTGGTTTATGGCGTTGGCGCCCGCACCAACCAATCCATTGACGGCAGACCCCAAGAGGTCGCCAGCAATGCCAGCCACCAGAGCACCAGCCATTATGCAGCTTTGGACCTGCCCCGACGGCCTTGGCCGCTTCCCACGGGGGAAAGGATGTAGAATGCACTAACCCAAGAATCAAACCTGAAGTACCCATCGAGCGGGAAATTCAGCCTACCAGCTGGTGCGGCCACGACCATGTAGCCCTCCCTGTAGAGCTTACATTCAAAGAGGGTTCTGCCGCTGTCAGGGTGGACATACCTCAAGAGGGCCGCCTCGGCGAGAGCCGGGGCTTGAAGATCGAACAGGTGGGTTATAAACTCATTGGGGAGAAGGCAATGAATTTTCTGCGCGGGTGCCGCGCCAGCCCCGTTGTCCCACACAGGCATGTCAGATTCAAAGAGTAACAGGAGCTCACCGGGCATTCTAGGGGCGACCGGTGGTGCCAGATCATGGTTGGACGCGGTCGGCCCGGCGTAATCGGGCAGATTATACTCCTGGTACTGGGGTCTACTTCCACCACCCTCGACAGCGATCGGCCTAAACTGCCAGTAGTGGCCTTGGCCGACGTGGCCAGAACCACCACCTCGCAGCACGATCTTGGTGTTGCCAGTGGAGGGAGTGAAGTCAGCGTCACCAGGAGTGGTGTCCACGTAGGCGTCGTGGAGGTACGCGCCAGACGCGGTACGGGGCCTGATGGCGGTGCCGACAATCACTGCCGTGAAATCGGGTGTCCCTAGGGGCGCCGGCTGGTCCCCGAAGATGTCATAGGGACGGCCATCGGGTTCCTCCACCCTCAGCCACAGCGTGGTGTCCGCGGCACGGGCGAGGGTGTAGGTGGCGGCGGCACCGTCAGCCACCTCATCCTCGAGAGGCGGCATCTCCTCGGTGAGCGCGGGGGCGCCGCGCACGGAGGCTTGGGAGACTGAGAGTCCCCGCAGTCCGCAGATGGAGTTGATGCTGAGCGTGGTCGTGCCAAGGAGCGTGCCTTCGGTGGTGCACCTGCCATTTTGAAAGTGCACAACCTGGGCCTCATTGCCCCTAACGACCAACCCGTTGATCTGGGCAGGCCACCTGGAGTTGGACATATCCTCGACGACCAAGCCAGGGACTGAGAACGAGACGGTCTTAGTCTCGACAGTTGGCGGAACCAGGAAGGAAAACTCAAAATCTGGGGATGGGCGTGTCAAAATGCGCCCAGAGACTGTGAAGGAGTCATCGCCGCTGCCGTTCGTCCTCAGCGGGGTGTAGAGCCAAGCGACGATGCGCATTCTGGGCTCCTCCTGTGTGGTGTAGTGGAAGAAGTTGGTGCGCACATCGGGCAAGGGTAGGCGAATGGGTTCGAGAGTTCTGACATCCACAATCACATGGGGGAACTGGCTAGCCTGAGAGGCCGAGATGTTCTCGATGGGGAAGTTTGGTGGCACCGCTGCAATGAGCACTTTGCCAGCAGTGAAAGCGTTCCCCGCGAGGATTATCTCAACCTCCATGCCACCAGCATAGGCATTATACATCTTTGAAAGGTGATCCAAATAAGGGTTCAATCTAGGGCTCAGCTCCAAATTGACTAGGACCTCGCCAGGGGAGTTCTTAGGTGAAACGGTGAACTCACCCTGGGGAGCCTGCACAAAATTTTCTTTGATCCAGGGGTCAATTATGTTCTGTTGCCCCACGACTGGTGCGGCTAAGGCCGCGCCCGCCACAGGAGCAAGTGGCAAGACCTCTTGTTGACTCTCTGGAACGAGGTTGCCAGCACCATCAGACGATGGGGTGGCGTCGCTAGACGCCATCTTCATTCACATACTCGGGAGCGAGATTGCGATCCCCTTCCCACATCCCAAGGTCGGAGAACCGCATCCACCGGTACATGGCTTCGAACTTGGGCACGTAAAAGTCCATCCCGCCCTCCTTGATCTCCTTGATGACCCTCCGCGAGACCTTACCATAATAGTTGGCACCATGAAGCGCAGCCTCGCCAAGGAGCGCCATGAGCTGCGTGGCCCTGTTTGCGTGCGGCATCATCGTCTCGTTGGGGTCCTGATGGTTGGGTCCTCTGGTCCAGTAGAGCTGGCGGTCTATAGAATCTTTGTCTAGGCGGCCGAAGAAGCCGACCGTGTCCCTGACAATAGTACGCCTGAGGAAGGTTAACCCGGAGAGTTCCCTGCTGACGACCAAGGGCCCCTCTGTCTTATCTGGACGGGTTGGCACGAGCCCGACTGCCTTGAGTTTCAATGTGAGGACCTCCGGGTCAAACTCCAGGTCTGTGGACACTATCTCATCATCACCATAAAAGGAAAAATAGCTGTTAGCTTGGACGACGTCGGGTTCAAGGTCACAGGCTTCCGACATGGCTGAGAGGGTGTAAATCCAGTGGGCGATGCTGTTGACTTGAGAGGTGCAGGGAACCCCAGATGGCAGACCCTCATCTATCTGGATGACAAAGTCACCGACATCGAGGTGGCTGGGGGCCACGAGATCTTGTGCCACTATAGCGGCCCTCTCGGGTTCGGCAGAGAATTTAACCATGATGTCAAGCGCGGCCTTAATAACCTCCCTTTGCTGTGTCGAGTCCCACCTGGAGTAGTCAGCATCATAGTGGTACTTGTACCTGGAATGTTTCTCAAATATGATGGGGCCCTCCTCGTTGATGTTGATGCCCACCTTTGGCGGTAGCGCAAGGCAGCACTCCTTGAGGGCGTCACACACCCCACCGAAGGCGCGCGCACACCGGATCATCGTCCCAAGATCCGACCCCCAGAGCAAGCGCTTCTTCTTTTGCTCACCGTAGATTTTTGAAGTCTTAACCAATTCATCCTTAAGGGCTGCGGTGAATCTGGGCTTGACCGACTTGCATTGTTCATACATCAGGTTGGCGTGTGAGGCTTGGTCGGCAAGCGGCCCGGTGAACGATTCACCGTTCCAGTGCTGGTTCTTTTGCACGTGGTGCGGGTGGCCACTCGACGTTGTTTTGTCCAGCGATTGACATGCTTGCGCGAACGTCCAGGGCTTAGCAGGCTCGAGTGTTTGTTCAAGGACATTGCAGATAGTGTCAACGGCAGCTTTCAGGATGTGGGGCTTGATGGGCCTCCCCCTCGGCTCAGTGAAGGGCTTTATTTGATCCCGCATCACTTGCTGCAACGACGGGCCATTCTCCACCCTAGGGTCGCGGCCCCCGAGATAAGCTGGCTCGTACGTGCCCGGCGGGAGGGGCTCGTTGGATGACCTCCAAAACTTAGTCTTTGTTGACAAGGTGGGTGCGTTGCCCTTGCTGACAATGGGTGCACCACAATACGTGCCGTATTCGTTACCCCCCTCGAGGGTGGCCTCACCTTCTTCTGCCTGGGTGGCGCAAATGACAGTGTTGCCACCCCGGCCCGCAGCGGCATGGACCCCGATGACGACGAAGTCATTCCCGCGCTTGTAAATGTAGGGGCAGCCACAGTCACCTGGGGTGGTGCCGAGGTCCATGTTCTTGGCGTTAGAACCGGTGAGTAACATACCGAGTTGCCCCGCGACGATCTTACCCTGCACCTTCATAGTGGCATGCGTACCCATGCGGGCGGCAAGCGGCATGTGTTCACCACTGGCACGTTTGACAAGAATGCTGCAGACGGTTCCCTCGGGGGCCCCCTCCTCAAGGATCAGGCCGGTGACATCGGGCCGAATTGGCTTGGGGAACCGCATGCGGCAAAACTCACCTCCTTGGAAAACCTGAATCTGGTCTATGGGGACACCAAACGCCTCTTTGATCCCCCTGGGTATGACGTGGGTGGACGTGATGAAAAGGGTGGGTGAGACCCAAAACCCCCACCCTGAACCAAAGCTGACTATCCTCGACCAGATGGAGGCGGGGGCCTCAAATTGGATCCTCTCATTGTAGTCAACCTGGCGATCGTCATCTGCCCAGAGCTTGCCCTTAGGTTTGAAATCATCAGGGCGCCTCTTTCTGATGTCATTACCCGTCACGAGGCCGAGGGTTGCTCGCTCCTCCTTTCGTTGCTTCCCTGATGGCCTGAAGACCATGTTGCGGATGCGGGACACCTCGACGTCGTCACACTCACCACCAGCAGCAGCGGCGTAAGCGACCTCCTCCTGGAAGCGCTCCCTGTCCTCGAGGTATTCCTGGATGCTGTACTTCCCACCCCTCTCCTCTCTGATCTTCTTGTACTCGTCGTACTCCTCATCACTGAGTCCTTTACTGGAGAAGGCGGTATTCTTTCGCCCACGACCCTTCTTGCTCTTACCCTTCTTCCCTTCGTCCTCAAAGTCCTCCGGCTCAATCACCCAATTGCACGAGCACCGCTCCCTATCGTGGCACTTTTCGCACCCATGAACCGGTTGGGGGGAGGGGGTGTCTTCCACGGCCCTGGATCCGCTCATGCTTTCCCACATATGGGCCACGTGGGCCCGCCTGAAGATCCTCTGCGTGACGTAGGCCGCGCCCGCCATCTGAACGAGTGACCAGACCAGCTCCTGCGCCACATGCACATAGTATCGCACGCGGGCCTGGCGGAGACGGTGGACTACTTGGTGGATTTCTGTGACCTGCTGGACCACCTGATCTTGGACCCTGTCCACCCTCACCTTACCTCTACCGTCAGACTGCATGTCATATGCAACACCCTTATAGACAATGCGGCACGGCTTGAAGGAGACGTCTTTGACAGCATCCCTAAACCCTTCCATGGTTGTCACTTTGCGGAGTTTCGCGCCAACAGCCATGGTCTTAGCCAGGTTGTACCCGTTGTCAGCAGCCAGGCGGCGGAAGGCGGTCACTGGGGACAAATCAAAGTTATAGGTCGGGTCCTCCTTGCCCTCGAGCTGGAACTCGTCTCTCCTCTCGCACGCGAGAGCGGCCGCCCTAGCTACGAGACCCGAGGGGGTGATCTTCTTCACCGCGCCCTTGCCGTGGGGCGTGTTGCCAGCCTTGTCAAAACCGCCCTGGGGTGCGAGCGTGAGCACCAGGTGGGAGTGATCGGCCTTGAAGTGGGGCTTCCAGGCAGCGGGGTCACCGGGGTGGTCCCTCTTGGCCTTCTCAATCTCTGGGGCTTCTGCGTAGACGAGGAAGTCCACGCGGCGGGCCACGGCTTCCATGTTGACGTAATCCATGGGGCTTGGGTTGGGAGAATTGGTTGTTATCACGATGACATCGCTATCGAACATCTTGCCTTTGTTCTCTATACGGTCACAGTTGAGCGTGACCGGGCAAGTGTCAGCCATTTCCTGCAGCATGAGGGCGTCCTTAATTATATTACCCATGCCATAGTCGTCCCAGAGCACAACTTGCTCACCGCGGTAAGCATCCCAGTGGTCAACCGCGTTTCTCGGGATGAGGCCCACCCTTTTATCCCCACCGAGCTGCTGGGATATGCGCTCAGCGAGGTGTCTAGCATAGTGCGTCTTACCGATGCCAGGCCTCCCGGAAATCATGACCACCACGGGGCGAACGCGGGCGCACATCTCATCCTTGGCCCGATGGATCAGCGAACGGGCGGTGGAGATCCTCGCCAGGAGGGCGTTAACCGTAGCGACTATGTCCGGCGAGGCGGCCTTGGTCGAGAGTTTCCTGGCCTTCTCCTCCTCTGCATCAAGGGTTTTGATGAAGGCGTTCATATTGTCTTTGTTCTTGAGGAGACTGGTGATATGGTTGTTTTCAAGCGCCTCCATGTCGAGGACTGCCTCCTCAATGTTGCGGACCATGGTCGCCATGGTGTCCTCATCACCCTTCTTAGGGAAGAACCACTTCATGACGAGCTTCACAATCTCGAGCCCGTAGTTGCCTATCTCCTTGGTAGCGCGGAGTGTGGCCGCAGCTGAGGAGAAGAGCCGACCCACCTTCTCAGATGTGAAACCAGTGATCATGCCCAGGCCGCCAAGCAGGATCGGGACGATCTCAGTGGCCAGCTCCTCAGCCGGGCCCTGGAGCTCGAAGTCGTCGAGCAGAGGCATCAGGAAGGCGGTGACATCGGGTGGCTCCCAGTAAACCCCGAAAAGCTCTGCGATGAGGATGAGGGCCTCGACTATGCCACCGAACGTCCAGTCGCAAGAGGCAAGTATGTTGAGTAGGTTGAGGGGCTTGAACTTGTTGATGATGGACTTGATTGGTCTGCTGAAGAGCGCGCCAAGGGCGGTCAGCAACATGTCCCCAACCTTCTCCATTTTGGTGTCTGCCACGTGGATGGACGGCTTCTTGTTCCAGGACTGGTAGGGGTCGTAGAAGCCAGTTGTGCGCTGCACGTATTTCCTATTGAGCCAGGAGTCGTCTAGCTCGAGGACTTGGCAGCAAAAAGTGTAGCAGTTATTGTTAAAGGCATTGTAGGGGAACTTCTCACCATTGAGTTTGTAGAGTGCGGGCAGCGAGACCCGCATCCTGGGAACGTGCACCACCCTCCACCAGAGGCCAATGGGCTCGATGTTGACGGTGGCGGTGCCCAGGGCCTTGCCGGGGCGGTTTATCCCGACGATGAGACCCCTCTCGAGGTAGATGGCGTAGTGGTAGTAGTCGCCATCCCACATCTCGAGGATGGAGCCAGATGGGGGCTCCCTGGCTGCGGAGAACTCACGGCGATCAAGTGGCGGGGCGCGTTTGACTTCACGCTCAGACAGGAAGGGGGCTGCATGCAGGTCAGGCAGCCCCTCAATGCGGTCCTGGTCGCGGATGTAACGCACACGGCCAGCCCCATCGCTCCCCAGCACCGCCTCGACCTCGGAAGGTGGAGGACCCTGGTCGGCTTGGGGAGCCAGCCCCGGATGGTCATCACCCTCCGCGACAGGCGCTCGCGCCGTGTTGGGCTTCCCGGCGTTGGCCATCTGCTCAGTCCCGCCCCTATCTGGGGGCTTTTGAGGCCTCACCTTGGGACGAGCCCCCGAGCTCAGTAGCTTCTGCATACCAACCTTCATGTTGGCAAACACGCCAACCTCGGGTTGGACGTAGGCAGTGTTGTTGGCACTGCCATCGTTAGATTTCTTCTCGTTGTTAGCCTTTGGGCTAGCAGCGGGGATAGCGTCGTTAGACGCCATCTCATTTCAC